CCAGCTTCTTTCTGCGGGGTCGTTTAGCCATGTTTCTCTCCTCCATTTTTGGGTGTTTTTGGTTGCTGCGCGGGATCGCCTATTGACCGTAAAAAACCACCCAGCTTGCTGCCGCTGCGCCACTGCAAAGCGGCAGTGGCGCGCTTGCGCCGCTGGTGTTTTTTACTATAGGCGATTTCAGCAGTGGCGCAGGCTGTTTTGCGCCACTGGTGCGCCACTGAAAAAACCACTGGCGCACTTTCAATTTTGCTCTCCAATTCGCCCAACATGGACAATCCCCTTGCGGTCTTTTCGCTGAGTTTCTGAGCGGTATTCGCCGACCTCCAGAAGGTCTTTTTTGAGCCATTCTTTTAGGATGTTTTTGGCTTGCGCTGGGGTCTTTTGATGCTCGGCTTTCGAAAATTGATATTGAATAATAACGTTGCCCGCCCAGCGTTCTTTGTCTTGTGGTCTGACGGAATAGCATTCACCTTCTTCTGGTCCTTGTTCGATCAGTGCCAAAATGGTGTTGATTGTGCGGGTGTCCATTCCGGCCCAATCGTCAGGCAGTTCAAAGCTGGTTGCCACGCCGATCCATTCTTCGTTGGCAATCTGCACGCCTTTCATTCGGGCGTACAGAGCGGCTTGGGCTGGCGGCGCAAGGTTGGCTTTGCCGTCGTCAATCCGCATGATGCCTCTCGCCTCGTCTTTTAACACGCCCAGTTCGATGGCTTTGTCTTCTGGCACCTTATTGATGACACGCGCGGCTCTGGCTGCGCCTATAAGGCTTCCAGCGCCTCTCACGCTGTCAACGGTGCTGTCTTCGCCGTTGCCCTTCCTGACGTGGTGCACAAGGTGAACGGCTGCGCCGGTTTCTCTGGCCAGCCTTCGGAGCATTGCCACGACGGCTTGGATTGATGCGTTGTTATTTTCGTTGACAAGGTGGGTTGAAACGAATGGGTCAATGATGACGCAGCCGATATTTAGTTCGTTGATGCGCTTGATCATGAACTCCAGCAAGGCATCGTTTTGGATTAGGCCATCCCTGCCTTCTGCGGCCAATGCGATCTCAATGGTGTCCTCCGCGTCCATGAACAGTTTGTTTTCAATTTCATGGTGTCCAATTTCGTAATGCTGCATGGCGGCTGCAAGGCGTAGCTGCATCTCTTCGAGCGGATCTTCCAGATTGATCACCCAAACGGTTGCTTGCTCATGGACGGGTTGACCCAGAAGTTTTCTGCCTGTGGCGATTGCCAGGGCTTCGACCATTGTGAGGGATGTTTTTCCGATGCCGCCTGCCGAGGCTGTGACGGTGACGTACTTTCTGATGTAGGTGTTGGAATAAACCCACTGCCTGCGCGGCAGTGTGAGCGCATTGATTTCTTGTACTGGCGTTGGCCACGGCAGCACGTCAAGCGGCTCAGGCGCGTCCTGCACGGCTGTAAGGGGTGGTGGAGCCGCCTTTGGCATTTCTGGGGGTTGCACTGCCTGTTTGGGCAATGCGGCCTCCATGCGCTCTCTTACGGGGTCTGTGCGGTGCTTTCTGCCGATCTCCGACAGGTCTGCGCCGTGTTCACGCGCATAGTGGAACAAGGTGCTGTAGGATACACCGCTGCCCTTGAATGAGCGCCACTTTGTTTCGACCTCACGGGGATTGTAGTCGGCGTATGTGGAGGACCAGTCTTGTGCGACTGCCAGCCCGGCCTGTGAGCCGTTGTAGTAGTCGTGGAGCCCCATCAGCACTTGCACCCAATCGTCGTGGCCGAGGTCTGCTGGTATATACGACAGAGCCTCTCTGACGGCCTCTTCCTTTGGCGGTCCATCATCTAGGCCAGCGTAGCTGCCAAGGTCGATGCTAAACGCGGGCAGCGGCTTCTGCACGCCTGCCCATTCTTTGATCTGCTGGTCGGCCCAATCTCGGTATTCTTCGACTTCCCATTCTCCGGGCATCGGTAAATCTGAGATCGGCGTTTCCCACAGTTCCTTGCCGGGCCAGTGATACGGTTGCTGCGTGATTGGGTGCTTTCCGTAGGCAACCATCTGGCCTGTCTTGGTCCTGATCTCGACCTGCGCTTCAAGATCGCCTTTCTTGGCTTTCTCGGTGTTGCGGATCGTATATGGGGTTTCGGGCAGGCGAAATACGAATGCGGTTTTTGGCGATTGGCCGACGCGCTCCAGTGTCCGAGGAAAACGGCGAATCCATTCTGCGCGCAGTTTGGCGCTCAGTTCTGGGCAGTAAACATCGATGTCCACTGCGCCGAGATTGTCGTGCTTGACGCCGATCACGATACCCTTGGGCGGAAAGTCCCTGTTGATTGCTTCTGGCGTGGCTTCGTAATCTTGCCAGTTTGGAAAGGTTGGACCTTTACGACCTGGCTGGATTGGCACCGGGTGGTAGCCAATTTCAGCGAGCCGGTGCGTAAGTGCGGTCATATTTTTAGGCTTGCTTAGCGCATCACTCATGCTATTCTTCTTGTGTCATGTTGTTTCATCATGTTTGCCTGATTAGCCCCCGGCGCTGCTGATCGCCGGGGGCTTTTTTATGCGGGTTAGAACTCCATGTCGTCAAGCACAGCGGTTTCAACAGGTGCAGGCTGCGGCGCCGGCTGTGGAGTAGGCTCCAGCGCAATGCCAGCGGCAACACCTTCCTTCAGGCAGTCTGGCCGATCAACCCATTGCGCGACTTCCAGCACCGGCACCACTGTTGAGCCACGCTTGAACTGGAGGTGCTGAACCTCTTTCATACGTATCAGCGGCAGCTTTTGAGCATCGGGCCGCTTTGTCAGTTCCGGCGCAAGGCCGGTCAGTGCTTGCCACACCGCTGCACCGGATTGCTCCCACGTTGCGGTCTGCCCACCACCGATGGCGCAGCGAACGGACATGCCTTTCTTCCATTCTTCGCCGGGGCTTTGCATCATTTGGCTGGGCGTGGGGTTCCACTTCCATTCCGGTGCGATACCGGCAATGCCTTCTGACTTCTGCCAGCCAGTTTTGAGCGCATCAATGTCCATGACAAAACCCTTGGACATATCCTGCGGCTTCTTTTCACCGCCATCGCGGACGAAAAAGGTCTGTGGCGGGACAGCGCCGTCCTGTGTGCCGCGTGCGCTCCAGGCCAAGAATGGACCGGCTGCGCCGTCGTTTCCGAGATCAATTGCAAACATAGTTTTTCCTTGTCGATGTGGCCGATATGGGCCGTTTGGAGGCCGCTGTAGCCCAGCGGTCAGGCATCTACGGTTTTAGCCGTAGAACTCTTCACGCAGCGTTTCAGCGCCGCGCCAATAGAAGGATGAGGGGTTGTGCGGCACGATGGCCTTCGCAGCATCTTTATCGCAGTGCCGGAGGAATGCTTCCATGCGGGCGATCTGCTTTTTGGCCTTGACCAGTGTTTCAGCCACATCGCCGTCATCTAGCATGGCAGACTTTTTGGCGCTGCAATACAAGAACTTCACACCCATGTTGCCTTTAGCCTTGGCGTAGATAGCACGCTGTAGCTGATGCTCTGCTGACATGCTGGACGGCACCCGCGTGGTCGTTTTCAGATCGATCACGACACCGTGCTGCGGGAATACTAGATCCAGGTAGCCAATGACCGGGATCTGCCAGCCGTCGCCCTTCGCGGTGATGCTGATCTTTTCTTGCCCGCCACCATCTGGAAACTCCGGCCTTCCGAACTCCATCAGCTCCTCGATTGCCAGTTGGATCATCGGCTGGATTAGGTCGCGTTCCCGCATGGTCGTATCGTCCCCCACGATGAAGCGCTGATCAAATTTAGCCAGCGCAGCTTTGGTGGCGTCTTGCTCCGACCCGCCTTGCAGCGTGGCAACCACGGCGTCTTCGACGCAGATCCCGCGCCACGGCGCGGGCCCCATTGGTGTGCGCAGACCGTGGAGATACTGCATCACCCAAACGTCCGGTGCGTTTGTCCAGAGGTTGATGCTGCTGGCTGAGAGGTGGTTGATTTTGTGGCGATCAAAGCCGCTTATTTGTTCTGACATATTATGCCGCCTCCCCATTAGGCGCGACGACCGAATAGCCATATTTCTCAAGAGTTTTTATAG